AATGCCAACAAGAAAGCTGAGTGGATACAAGACCAGCTGCTCATACATCAGCAGATTGACCACTACAACACACTCAACTTCTTTCCCAAGCGCGGCCGCTCATGCTTTAACTTCATGAAGCGCTGCGAATACTATGAGAACTGTGACCTTGCAGCCAAGACTGTATTTGGCAAAGAGTTCGCAGACTTGCCAGAAATCAAATCACTGCAAGACATTCATGCTATTGAGCCAATCGACTTCCCAACCACACTGTCAGAGATAGTTCAACGCCAGAAAGAGAGACTGCAAAATGTCACAAACTCCTGATTCTTCATTCAACAAGCTCATTCAAGAACTCAACAAATCCATTCCGGAAGGCTTCAAAAGTTCTGAACTGCCGGAGAGAGACTACATCTATGAAGACGTGGACTTTGGCATTGTCTCAGGTTATCCGTCTGTGCGATTCATCTGTCCAGAGCCACAATTTGAACTGCGCATCTGCCCAACTCCGCTAGTTGGCATCAGTGACACATACATTGATTCCTTCTTTTACCAGATCGCAGTCATTTCACCTCACAAGTTTTCCTCAAAGGAGGTGACCAAGGGGATTGCTGGCCTGCTGGAAACATTCTCCATGTCTGCACTGTTGCGTATACAGACCAGAGATGGAAGTAAGATTCCCAGCGCAGGAGAGCCCAGCGGCCAATCCTTTGTGATACTCGTAACGTCAGAGCCAGATGTTATCTCCGGGCACTATTGCTACAATGCAATGGCAGCAATCGAAGTAGGTTCTGAAGCTATTCGTAGGCACATTGAATCTCTGGAACGACAGCTGCAAGACATTGCAGAAATGTACAGAAGCACAGAGTCAAGATTGAATGTTCCTCCAAAAAATCTGTGATTCTCACAAACAATCTGAAAGGATACAAAGTGAATCTGAATGAATATAGCAGTGCAGCGCGCAGCAAAGTCCTTGTTTACGGGGCGCCGAAGTCTGGCAAGACTGCACTCGTTGGAAAACTTGCAGAGCATTTCACGCTGCACTGGTTTGACCTTGAGAACGGGATCAAGACACTGCTCAATCCTGCAATTCTTGCACCAGAGTTTCGCAAGAATGTCAATGTCATCACTGTGCCAGATCACAGGCTGTATCCCATTGCCATTGACACGGTGCGTGAAGTCCTCCGTGGTGGCATGAAGCGCATCTGCACGGCACATGGCAAGGTCTCTTGCCCGCTGTGCGCAAAAGATTCCAGTGCCAAGCATTCAGAAATCAATCTCGCCAATCTTGGAGAAAATGATATCCTTGTAATTGACAGCCTGAGCCAGCTGGCCAACAGTGCCATGAACAAGGGCATCCTCAAAGAACTGCAGAAGCCCGGAGGAGAGGAATACAAGAAGACATTTGTAGACTACGGTGTGCAGGGCGCACTGATGGAACAAGTGCTCAGCTTCATACAGGTGGCAGACATCAACATCATTGCCATCAGTCATGAGCTAGAGAGTGAGAGTCTGGAAGGCAGGGAAAAGATTGTTCCCGTAGCTGGCACGCGAAACTTCTCTCTGACCAGTGCAAAGTATTTTGACACTGTGGTGCATGCAAGTGTTGTGAACAAGCAGCATCGTGCATTCAGTTCCAGCACTTACAGTCCCACAATCATCACAGGATCAAGGCTGGCGATTGACCTTGATGAGAAGAAAGGAGGCGAACTGTCGCTGATAAGTCTGTTTCGCAGGGGTTGACATTTGCAGCGAACGCTGCTACAGTGATCTTCCCTTGCTTCACAAAATCCTCTCAACACATTTCAAGCTATGAGCACTGAAACACAAGACATTCACAAGATTCTTGCAGAGCGTGGCAGTCGGTATGGGGTCTTTGCACAGCATGCAAACATCACGCAAAACATCAAAACAGTTATACGTACAACGCCAAAGTGGCACGGGCTAGCAGATGACCAGAAAGAAGCACTAGACATGATCGCTCACAAGATTGGGCGCATTCTCAATGGTGATCCAGACTATCTCGACTCTTGGGTTGACATCGTTGGGTACACACAACTTGTTATTGATCGACTGAAAGGAGTCCCTGAAGCACATCTCAATCCCTCATTCTGACCATTTCTCACTCACACAAACCAACCAAACCAGTCTGAAAGACTATCATGAGCAACAAAGCTGCATTCACTGACCTCGATTCCCTGATGACCGCATCGATGGATGACATTGATGACCTGCCGCCGATCGGTGTTCCTCCCACGGGGCACTACAACATTTCCGTGACTGCAACTCGTGAGACTTCGGAAAGCAACGGCAGCGAGTACATCAAGTTCTCCTACGAAGTCGAAGCTGTCAACGAAGTGAAGAACCCTGAAGAAGAAAAGCAAGCTGCCGTGGGCCAGAAGTTCTCGCAGATCTTTTCCCCCTTCAAGAAGGATGGCACCGTCAATGAGTTCGGGCTTGGCTATCTGAAGGAAGCCTGTGCTCCGTTCGCTGCACACTTTGGCACGCGAGCAATGGGTGAAACCATTGCACAGATCGAGAAGATCAGTGTGGCCGCAAGTCTGGTGCGGCGCCAGGACAAGAAAGATCCTGAGCGATTTAACTTCAATCTCAAGGATGTTGTGGTCCTCTGAGTTTGATTGATTGAATCAAAGCCCACTTCGGTGGGCTTTTCCCTTTGTGCTCTTACATTAACTTCGGCACGAAGTGCCCACAAAGTGAAAAGTCCAAACAAGGAGAACTATGAAACTGGCTTTCTTTGGCACTCCAGATGACAGGAGTTTCCTGCCGCGGCTCAACAGTCTGGTAGGTGCGCACTCCATCAAAGTCTCGCTGACACCGGAGGAGTATCTCACTAGTTTTGCAATGAAGGTCAAGGCCAATGGCATTGAAGGCGTCATTGTGTCTGAGCCAGAAACCATGACCATGCTACTGTCTGCATTGCCAGACTTTCGGCATCCGATTGACAAGCGTGGAAGCAAGAAGAAGCTAAGTCTTGATGACTACGCTGGCAGCTTCTTTCATATTCCCGCAGCCAAACTGGGCACACAGCATGACCTCCAAGTTCTTGTTCTCAATCCGCTACGGCATCTCGTTACTACAGCTGAAGGCTCGTTTGTATTTAAGCGGTTTATATCTAAGCTCACCAATCCGCAGGACTGGTTTCCGCAGACTCCGTTCACTTGGGAAATCTGGGAGGCATCTAAGTCTGAGGCTCTCATTGCTCGTTTTGAGACTGCCAGAATATTGTCTGTTGACATTGAAACATATGTTGACGATCCCTTGCGGCGGATACGTTGCGTTGGTTATTGCGGTTTATTTCCTGATGGAAGAACGCATACTGTTGTGGTTCCTTTCAGAGATATTCTCGCGCATGCCTTTGTAAGAAGGATGAATGCTTCGGCCCCGGCCAAGCTATTTCAGAACGGCATGTATGATAACCTGTATTTCCTGCGGTTCAATGTGCCAGTTCACAACTGGCTGCATGACACGCAGCATATGTTTCATTCTTGGTATTCAGAACTGCCTAAGCGCCTGGACTTCATCACTGCATTCTGTGTGCGTGAGATACGCTATTGGAAAGATGACTCTGCAGGTAGTGAATATAATCTGATGGAGTATAATGCCCGCGATTGCTGGGCAACTCTGATGACTTATCTCTCCATGCTTCTGGAGATTCCACAGTACGCACGCACAAATTATCTCCTTGAATTCCCACTCGTCTTTCCATGCCTACACATGGAAGCTGATGGATTGTCGCTGGATAAAAGTCGGTTTGATCTGGCAAAAGCCAAGGCTGAAGCAGAGCTTGAGAAGCATCGTGCCAAGCTGAGTGCATGGTTTGGTGAAGGCTTCAATCCCCGCAGCCCAGACCAATGCAAGCGTGTACTGAAAGTGCTGGGCATGGGAGACGTTGAAAGCTCTGATGCCAAGGCAATGAATGCGTGTGCAGCTGTGCATCCATTCAATGAACTTATCGTGTCAGAGATTCTCGCATACAGAGAACAGGCTAAACTTCTCTCAACCTATCTTGACTGGGACAAGTTCTGGAATGAGCGACTCTACTACAAGACCAACCCGGCTGGAACTGATACAGGCAGGCTTGCATCTACTGAATCAAGTTTCTGGACTGGGCTACAGATTCAAAATATCCCTCAGGGAAAAGCTGTCAAAAGCTGGATATGTGCTGACGCTGACTGGGACGGACTCGCAGAAGGAGACTATGCTCAGAGTGAAGCTCGCTGTGTCGGATACCTCTCCGGATGTAGAAGTCTTATTGATCTTGTTGAGTCCGACAAAGACTACCATAGTTGGAATGCTCATAAGTTTTTCGGAGTTCCATATGAAAAGGTTGACAAGCCCTTGCGAAATCTGTCCAAGCGCGTCAATCATGGATCAAATTACAACATGGGCGAGGCAGTCTTATTGGAAACTATGGGTCCGAAAGCCGTGGCAGAAGCCAGAATACTGCTGAAGCTACCGGCCTCCTGGAGCCTGATACAAGTCTGTCGGCATCTGCTGAGCACTTACGCTTCAACGTACCCGGAAGTCAAGCGGGACTGGTATGATGAAGTCAAGAAGACAATCAAGCTGACCAAGAAACTTGTCAGTCCGCTGGGCTGGACTCGGCATTTCTTTGCAGATCCCACAGCGTCCAAACCAGCACTCAATGCGGCAGTTGCACATGGACCTCAAAATCTATCTGTCGGCATTATCAATACTGTCTTCTATACTATCTGGCGTGATTCTGTGTATGGTGATCTGCGGGGCAAAGTGCGGCTCAAGGCACAGATTCATGATTCTCTTTTGTTTGCTTATCGTGGCAGTGACACTCCAAATCTGGTACTCAGTCGCATGACTTATCCTGTTGAAGTGCGTGGTACGGATCGTGTGACCAGGACAATGGTAATTCCGCCGGATATGAACTCCGGTGAAAAGTATTGGGGAGATTTGAAGTGAGTTTGCCGCCGGGTCAAACACTTGCAGATTTGTATTTCAAATATGCGGAGAAGACTGAGCCGCCGATGATCTTTCATCGCTGGAGTCTGCTTGGATGTCTTGCAGCTTCACTCGGCCGCCAATACTATCTGCCATTCGCAGACTTCAGAATCTTTCCAAACATGTATGTCATGCTCATAGGTGATCCAGGTACCAGAAAGAGCACGGCCATCAAGATGGGCAAGCGCATTCTGAGTGCCAGTGGCTATGACAAGTTCAGTGCTGAGAGAACATCTAAGGAGAAATTCCTGCTGGATCTTGAAGGCATTGAGGAAGAAGATGGAGTCATCAACACAAACAAGGTGATGAAGAATCTCTTTGGCGAGGACTTCAACACAGCAGACCCAAAAGAAGTATTCATTGTCGCTGATGAGTTCAATGAGTTTGTGGGCACTGGCAACCTCGAGTTTCTGAGTATGCTTGGCGCACTGTGGGATTGGGATGACCAAGCAGCGCCATTCAAACAACGACTCAAGACTTCTCGCAGTGTCAACATATTCCAGCCAACAATCAATATTCTCAGCGGCAACACGCATGCCGGATTTGCAGAGGCATTTCCACCGCAGGCATTGGGACAGGGATTTCTATCCCGCATTCTCCTAGTCTATGGTGAGGCCAGTGGTAAGAAGTTTGCATTTCCAGAGAAGCCATCAGATGAACTCAAGCAAGCATTGATAGATGCATTCCTTGAAATCAAGAGCAATGTTATGGGAGAAGCAACACTCACGCAGAAAGCAAGAGATATGCTTCAGACCATATATCACAGCTTTGAAGGGCTGGAGGATGCAAGGTTCAAACACTACAGCACACGGAGATATACACATCTGTTAAAAGTTTGTTTGCTCACGGCCGCCAGTGCATGTCGCACTGAGATACGTGCTGAGGATGTACTGTTTGCAAACACACTGCTGACTTTCACTGAACACCGCATGCCCAATGCTATGGGTGAGTTTGGCAAA